CGTTTGTAGGCACGGCTGTCGCCAGTGAGAATCAACTGCCCAACTGGCTGTCCGTGCCTGACCCAGAACCCCTCAGAACCTCGAAGGAGGCAAGGGCGTTGCTGCATGTCGAATATGAGCAAATCTTCGAGAGAGTCGTGGAGGACATCTACCGTGGCCGGTCCCTGCAATCGCTGATTGAGGATGACCACAGGGCCATCTCGTATGAGGACTTCCTGCGCTGGGTCAAGCGTGAACCCACCCGCCACGAGCGATTCAAAGAAGCGCAGGAGATGCGCACTGAGTTTCTTGCGGGAGAAATCCTAGAGATTGCCGATGGTGTCGAAGCGGTGGACCCCACATCGAACGATACGGTGAACAGGGACAAGCTGCGCATCGACACGCGCAAGTGGCTCATGAGCGCACACAACAAGAAACGCTACGGCGAGATCAAGCAGGTTGAACTCGGTGGCACCATCTCTATCACCGAGGCGCTGGCGCAGGCACAGGCTAGAGTGATCGAGGGTGAGGTGATCGACGTGACACCAAGACTGGAGAACGACTGATGCAGAAGCCCCGGTACAGCCCAGAAGATGAGCAGACCCTGATGAGCCAGCTTTGGAGTCCTGCCCTGAAGGATGACCCCGAAGCGTTTGTCTTGTTCCTGTTCCCTTGGGGGCAGAAGAACACCCCACTCGAACACTTCAAAGCCCCCCGCACATGGCAGCGTAGGGCGCTGCGCAGGATACGGGACTTCATCAAAGAGAACCGGGGGAAGCTGAGTAACGAGGAGTTGATCGACGCGATGCGCAGGGCCGTGAGTTCAGGCCGAGGTGTGGGCAAGTCAGCACTGGTGTCGTGGTTGATCCTGTGGATGCTGACCACTCGCATAGGTAGTTCAGTCATCGTATCGGCCAACAGCGAGAACCAGTTGCGCAAGGTGACATGGGGTGAGTTGACTAAGTGGGTCACGATGGCGCTCAACGCCCACTGGTGGGAACCCACGGCCACGAGCCTGAACCCGGCCAACTGGTTGACCGATCTGGTTGAGCGTGACTTGCGTAAAGGCACCCGGTACTGGGGAGCCGAGGGGAAGCTGTGGAGCGAGGAGAACCCAGACGCCTACGCCGGTGTGCACAACATGGACGGCATGATGGTGATCTTTGACGAGGCCAGCGGTATCCCGGACAGCATCTGGTCCGTGGCTGCGGGCTTCTTTACCGAGAACATCCTGGACCGGTATTGGCTGGCGTTCAGCAACGGTCGTCGCAACACCGGGTACTTCTACGAGGCGGTGGACGGGAGCAAGCGGGAGTTCTGGGAGAGCGAGAAGATCGACGCCCGCACAGTTGAGGGCACCGACAAGACCATCTACCAGCAGATCATCAACGAGTACGGTGAGGACTCGGACGAGGCGCGGGTCGAGGTCTATGGCGACTTCCCCAAGTCGGGCCAGGACCAGTTCATCACGCCGCACGTTGTGGACGATGCCATCAAGCGGCCCCTGTACAAAGACATGACCGCGCCCATCATCATCGGCGTGGACCCGGCCCGGGGCGGCATGGACAGCACCGTGATTGCCGTGCGCCAAGGTCGTGACATCGTGGCGATCAAGCGGTTCAAGGGTGAGGACACCATGAGCGTGGTGGGCCACGTCATCGACGCCATCGAGGAGTACCGGCCAGCGTTGACCGTGATTGACGAGGGTGGTCTGGGGTACGGCATCCTTGACAGATTGACCGAGCAGAAGTACAAAGTGCGCGGGGTCAACTTCGGCTGGAAGGCCAAGAACCCAACGATGTGGGGCAACAAGCGGGCTGAGATTTGGGGTGCGATGCGCGACTGGCTCAAGACCGCCAGCATCCCGCAGGACAGGATGCTCAAGTCCGACCTGATCGGCCCGATGAAGAAGCCTAACTCGGCTGGCACCATCTTTTTGGAAGGCAAGAAAGAGATGAAAGCGCGTGGAGTTGCATCACCCGATGCGGCTGACGCCATCGCTGTAACCTTTGCGTACCCTGTGGCACATCGGGAGTACAATTCTCGAACCACAACGCGCTCAGTCAGCATGGACAGAGGCGCTGTATCATCATCTTGGATGGGGTCTTGACTATGGCTACTAAGAAAAGTGTGTCTCTTAGTGTAGGTCGCGGCGAGAAGCTGCCGGTGTCCAAGGGTGCTGGCTTGACAGCCAAAGGCCGTGAGAAGTACAACCGGGAAACTGGCTCAAACCTCAAAGCGCCAGCACCAAGTCCTAATACCAAAGCAGATCAGGGGCGCAAAGATTCATTTTGCGCGAGAATGGGTGCCGTTGCGGCTAACGCCAAAGACGGCGAACGCGCCAAAGCGGCGCTCAAACGATGGAAGTGTTAAATCATGGCTACTAAACCCGGCTTGTACAGTAATATTCACGCCAAACAGGCCCGAATCAAGGCTGGTTCTGGCGAGAAGATGAACAAAGTGGGCAGCAAAGCAGCGCCCACAGCCAAAGACTTCAAAGAGTCGGCCAAAACGGCTAAGAAAGACAAAAAATGACCCTAAAGGCCATGCAGAACTGCCTGATTATTGAGGTAGACGTCGAAAAACACCCGATGTTTGAGCTACTTTCGACAGAAAAACAAGAAACGGGTATAGTTGTGTCTGCTGGCCCTGACTGCAAAGAGCTAAAGGTGGGCGACCATCTGTACTTTGGCGTAGGGCAGGAATTCAAGCATGGCGGCAAAGAATACGTTGTCATGCGTGAGCCTCACGTACTAGGAGTCCTGAATGGCTGACCCAACTGGCATGGTTGCCGCTGCTGCTGTGGCAAACGGCGGTAAGCCCAAGAAAAGTGCCTCCGATATTCTGGCAACCGCCAGGTCACGGCTTGATTTGGCCGTTTCCGCGCTTGCCGAATCGCGGGAGGACGAAATTGATGATTTGCGTTTTTACGCTGGAAGTCCAGACAATTCATGGCAGTGGCCCGCAGATGTGCTGGCTACCCGTGGTGCGGTGCAAGGTCAGACCATCAACGCCCGTCCCTGCCTGACGATCAACAAGCTGCCCCAGCACGTTCACCAAGTCACCAACGACCAGCGCCAAAACCGTCCTGGTGCCAAGGTGATCCCCGTTGACGACAAGGCAGACGTTAAAGTGGCCGAGATTTTCAACGGCATGATCCGGCATATCGAATATATGTCGGACGCCGATGTGGCCTACGACACAGCCTGCGAGAACCAGGTCGCTTTTGGTGAAGGCTACATCCGACTGCTGACCGAGTATTGCGAAGCGAACACGTTCGACCAAGACATCAAGATTGGCCGTGTGCGTAACAGCTTTTCAGTCTACATGGACCCCACCATGCAAGACCCCACTGGCGCAGATGCCAAGTGGTGCTTCGTAACTGAGGATGTCACCCGCGCTGAGTTTGAGCGCATGTACCCAGACTCAACACCCATCACAACGCTCCAGTCGCTGGGTGTGGGCGACCAGTCGATCTCCAACTGGCTCAATGAAGACACGATCCGACTCGCGGATTACTACTACATTGACTACGACAAAGCCACGCTAAACCTGTATCCCGGCAACCAGACTGCGTTTGAGGGCACGCCCGAAGACAAGATGCTGCGTGAGATGTTTGGCAAGCCCAAAAACAACCGCATTTCTGAGCGCCCCAAGGTCAAATATTGCAAGATCAACGGTTACGAGATTCTGGAAGAACGCGAGTGGGCAGGCAAGTGGATCCCCGTGATCCGCATTGTCGGCAACGAGTTTGAAGTCGATGGCCGGTTGTATGTGTCGGGTTTGGTGCGAAACGCCAAAGATGCCCAGCGCATGTACAACTATTGGGTAAGCCAAGAAGCCGAGATGCTGGCGTTGGCCCCCAAAGCGCCGTTTATCGGCTACGGCGGTCAGTTTGAGGGCTACGAGGAAAAGTGGAAGACGGCCAACACCCAGAACTGGCCGTATCTGGAGGTCAATCCAGATGTTACAGACGGCCAAGGCGCTGTGTTGCCACTACCCCAGCGGGCACAGCCTCCAATGGCCTCCAGCGGCCTGCTGCAAGCCAAGGCGGGCGCTGCTGAAGACATCAAGGCCACAACAGGCCAGTACAACGCCTCGCTTGGCATGGGTTCTAACGAACGCTCTGGCAAAGCTATTCTTGCCCGCCAGCGTGAGGGCGATGTAGGTACTTACCACTACGGCGACAACCTCGCCCGTGGTGTGCGCCATGTGGCCCGTCAATTGGTAGACCTGATCCCCAAGATTTACGACACCCAGCGCATTGCCCGGATCATCGGCGAAGATGGCGAGACAAAGATGGTCAAGATTAACCCTGACCAGCCAGAGCCAATCAACGAGATCGTTGACGAGCAGGGCATCGTGATTGAAAAGGTCTACAACCCGTCTGTTGGTAAGTACGATGTGGTGGCTGTTACTGGCCCAGGCTACGCCACCAAGCGCCAAGAAGCATTGGAAGCTATGGCCCAATTGCTTCAGGGTAACCCCGCACTGTGGCAAGTGGCTGGTGACCTGTTTGTCAAGAACATGGACTGGCCTGGCGCTCAAGAGATGTCCAAGCGTTTCGCCAAAACCATCGACCCAGCAATCATGTCTGATGACGACAAGTCACCTGCTTTGCAAGCTGCCGAACAGCAGATGCAGGCGATGGGGCAGGAAATGGAGCAGATGCACCAGATGCTGCAAAACGTGGGCAAGTCCATTGAGGTGCAAGAGCAGCGCCGTAAGGACTACGAAGCTGAAATTAAGGCTTACCAGGCTGAAACCCAGCGCATCACGGCCACACAGGCGGGCATGAACGAGCAGCAGATCCAAGACATCGCTATGGGCGTGGTGGCGGCGGCAATGGAATCCAACGGCCAGTTGAACGGCATCCCTGAAATGCCAGAGCAGCAGATGGATGTGGGCATGGAGGGTATGCCTGAGATGCCACAGCCTATGGAACCAATGCCACCAATGGAGATGCCACAATGACCGCCGCACAACTGATAGGTCTGCTGTTTTTGAGCCGCAATGTGGCCCATTCGGTGCATCTGAACACCCGCAGCTACAGCAAGCACAAGGCACTCGGGCATTTCTACAAAGATGTGATTGATGTGACCGATGCGTTTGCCGAAGCCTACCAAGGCCGCAACGGTTTGATTGGCCCAATTGCCATGCCTGCGGCCAAGAAGACAACCAACATCATTGAGTTTTTGCAAGACCAACTTGCTGAGATTGAAAAGGGTCGTTACGAGGTTTGCGACAAATCTGATTCAACATTGCAGCAGTTAATTGACAACATCATTGAGTTGTACTTGTCAACACTGTACAAATTGAGGTTCTTGGCATGACTATTGTTGTTACCCACACCACACCGGCAGACGGCACGTTCAGTGCCGCAGGCGCTGCTGCGTGGAACGCAGACCACGCTTTAACGGGCATTGTGGATGTTGCAAACGGTGGAACTGGAACGGCAACGCCGTCATTGGTGGCTGGCACAAACGTGACCATTACAGGCTCTTTTCCAAACCAGACCATTAACTCTACTGGCGGTGGTGGCATCTCCAGCGCGGACATCCAAGAGTTCACCAGCACAGGCACATCCACATGGACTAAGCCAGCAGGCGCAAAGCTGGTTTATGTGTTGATGCAGGGCGGTGGTGGTGGGGGTGGCTCTGGGCACAAACAACTGGCAGTCCCCGTAAACCCAAACCAAGGCGGTATGGGTGGATGCGGCGGCGGCTGGTCTGAACTTTGGATTCCTGCTGTATCTCTGGGTTCAACAGAAACAGTAACAGTTGGTGCTGGAGGCACTGGAGGCGCATCTCAAACGACATCTGGCAACGGCAATAGCGGCACGATTGGTGGCAATACCAGCTTTGGCTCTTGGGCCGTTGCTCGTGGCGGTGCATTAGGGAGTGGCGGTCAAGCAGCAGCGCAAAACTCAGGGCAAGCAAGTGCAAATACCGCAAACGCGCCTGCAATTTTTTCTACCTCAGGTTCAACAAATACATTTTATTTAGGTACAGGAGGCACTCGTACAGCAGGAGGCACTGGAGGTAACGGGAGTAAAGGCGGTAACGCCGCAGGTGGTGGAGCTGCGGGTGGTGGCATTACCGCTACGCCAACAGCAACAAACGGCGGAACAGGAGGTTTGGGGGGTGCTGGGGTTGATGATTCAACGACAACCGCACCAACCGGAGGCGGTGGAACCGCGGGGTCTTCAGGTGGTAACGGAGGCAATGGTGCAAACTCTGTAAATTACTATCTTGGCGGCAGCGGTGGCGGTGGCGGTGCAGCATCTACATCAGCAAACGGCGGTGCTGGCGGCAACGGCGGCTACCCGAGTGGCGGTGGCGGGGGCGGCGGCGCTTGCCTGTCTGGATTCAACTCTGGTGCTGGTGGCAATGGCGGCAACGGCTACGTCCGAGTCGTGACATTCTTCTGAGGTTGATATGCCAAAACAATTCCTACTCAATCCCGATGGCAGTGTTCCTGCCAATGCAAATATTGAACTGCTCACAGCCGCTGGCATCCCACTGGTGATGCCTACACCTATGCCCCGTGAAGGCGGCATGGTGGCTGTTGAACAAGCGCCAGAACAAGATGTTGATGGCGTGTGGCGGCAGGTGTGGGTGTTAGAGCTTGCACCAGAATCTGAACTCCCCGAAAGTGCTTAAAATGGGACCATTCTTTAACGGCGAATTTTTTGCTGGTGGATTCTTTGAATCTATAGCACAATCTGCTGAACAATTGTTGATTAAACTTCGGTCATTCACCGAAAGAAGGAGATTTTAATGGCGATCAACCTCAAGGCAATTACCTCCGTAATGGGGTATCAACAGATCACAAGTCTGAGTTCAGCCACTCGACTAACCGTGCCCCAACGCGATCTAAACGGTTTGGTAGGCACACCGCGCATCGCCATCATTACCCCCGAAGGCCAGGCTGTTCGTTGGCGCGATGACAACGTGGCCCCAACAGCATCTGTCGGTATGCCTTTGGCTGCTGGCGTTACATTGCAGTACGATGGCGATCTGTCGCAAATTCAATTCATTGAGCAAGTTGCCGGTGCCAAATTGAACATCACCTACTACTCTTAAGAGGCCAAAATGCAAGTTTCAAATGACACCCCTGCGCTGAATTACGTTGAGTATTTCACCAAGCAATTGCCCGTTGACTTGGCTAACATGGCCATGCTGCGCGACGAGCTGGCTATTCGTCAAGGCGCTTTGTCTGCCGCCAAAGACGCTGTAGCTGACCGTGAAGTTGCCAAGCAAGAGTTGGCGAAAGCCAAAGAAGACGCTGCGGCAATTCAATCCGAAGCTGCTAAAACGCTTACTGAAGCCAACGCTACTTTGAATGGTGCAGTGGTTAAAGAAAAAGAAGTTGCAGCCCAAGAAAAGGCTGTCAATGCTGCTTTGGCTACACGTGAGTCTGATGTGGCAAAAAGCGAAAAAGCTGCTGACGCAAAAGCTGTTTTGGTGGCCCGCCAGCAAGCTGAACTTGATGCCCGTGCTGTTGTGTTGGCCGAGCAAGAAGCTGCACTGCAAGCCCGTATCAAAGCGTTCCAAGACAAAGTAGCTGCAATCAGCATCTAAGGGTTTAACATGCCTGCTGTGTCTCTTTCAATTTTTGGTGGCGTTGGTGCTCAATTTTTTGACAACAACGGCAACCCGCTGTCCGGTGGCAAGATTTACACCTACGAAGCGGGGACAACCACGCCGCTGGCTACGTACACATCCAGCACCGGCAACACAGCCCACACAAACCCAATAGTGCTGGATGCCGCTGGTCGAGTGCCCGGTGGTGAAATTTGGAACGCATTGCAACTGTACAAGTTTGTCTTGAAGACCAGTGCAGAAGTCACCATTGCTACGTATGACAACGTGGGCAGCAGCTTCAACGCTACGGCGATCATTGCAAACTTTACAGGCAATGGTTCCACTGTTGCGTTTACGTTGGCAAGCGCACCCGCAGGTGAAAACTCAACCAACGTGTACATCAACGGGGTGTACCAGCAGAAAAACACGTACAGTATTGCTGGCGCTGTTCTTACATTCTCAGAAGCACCCCCACTTAATTCTTCAATTGAAGTCAACTACGTTTAAGGAACAATCATGGCAGACACCAAAATTTCAGCACTCCCAGCAGCAACAACCCCGCTTGCGGGGACTGAGGTGTTGCCGATTGTGCAAGGTGGAGTAACTGAAAAAGTTGCTGTGGATGATCTAACCGTTAAAAATGTACGATCTAACGCAACAAGCGGTATTTTGCAAGTTACTGGCCCCGGCGCTGGCACAACTCGTGTCATGACTGTTCCTGACGCTAGTTTTACAGCCGCCCGCACCGATGCTGCGCAGTCGTTTACTGGCAATCAAACCCTATCTGACGGCAACCTCGTCATCGGCACCTCGGGCAAAGGCATTGACTTTTCTGCCACACCGGGCACAGGTACAAGCGAGTTGCTGGCTGACTATGAGGAAGGTACTTGGACACCAATAGTTGTTGGCAAAACCACAGCGGGAACAGGAACATACAGTACTCAAAGTGGTTTCTATACCAAAATGGGCAATATGGTCACGTTCTCAGCAATTCTTGGTTGGTCTGCACATACAGGCACAGGCAACATTCAAATTCAAGGTTTGCCATTCGCCATCACCAATGGAAATTACCGAGCCGCATATCCAATTATTGCGGAAACATTGACTTATGTTGGTGAGCTTGTAGCAATTAACGCAGGAAGCAACACTTACATTGATTTGTTACAACAAGTAAGTGCTAGTGGATTAACTGGCGTATCAATGGATACGAATGTTGGCTACATGGTAATTTCTGGCTCTTACCTAATCAATTGAAGAAAGATTGCAATGTCTTTAACAAAAGTATCTTATTCAATGGTGAGTGGGGCGCCATTCAATGTTCTTGATTTTGGCGCTGTTGGAAATGGTACAACTGATGACACTGCGGCTATTCAAGCAGCAATTAATGCAGCCTATGCAAATGGTGGTGGTCAGGTTTATTTTCCCGCACGAACATACAAAATTACATCGACACTGACTTTAAAGTCAAACATTCGATACCAAGGCGAGGGGACTGCAAGTTTTTATCCAAGTAGTCCTGCCACTCAAAAAGGCGCAACCCTGTTATGGGCTGGTAACTCAGCCTCTACCATTTACATGGTGGAGTGTTACAACACTTGGGCCGTTATTTGGGATAGCATCAGCTTCCTTGGTGATTGGACTTACGGCAGTTCTTCTGAACTTCGAGCTATAAACATCGCCACAAATGAAGCAACAAAGATTGATGCAAACAGCCAAAGAAATTACATCTCAAATTTCAGCATTCAAAAATGCAAATACGGTGTTTCGTTTGGCGGAGGTTTTAGCCAAACAGCAGGCAATGTTGATGGATGGATCGTAGAAAAATTCATCATAGATGTTTGCGACACTGGCATCTATTTAAACTGCATCAACATTGCGTATTCAGAAATACGAAATGGTCTTTGTTCTACGACAGGCCCAGGCGTTTTTGTAAATTATTCAAACTGGTTAAAAATTGATTCGTTGGCGCTTTCTGGACAACTTCCATCAACTACAAACACTGGATTGATTACTTTAACGCAAAATGCTGGAACAGTAACAATCTCTAACAGTCAAGCGGAAGTGCCTGGCTTTGTCGGATATTTCTTTGTGATTTTTGTTGATGGCATTAAGTACACACCAACAACTTTTATTGGCAACAGTGTTGATTTAGCGATAAAAGCCTTGTACGCACAAAAGTCTTTAACTTTTATTGGCAATCAAATTTTTACGTATGTGTACCTTGATACGCAAGCGGGATCAAATGTTGTCAGCATCAACGATTACGTAACTGCTGTGGGTGGAGCGTTTCAATCAGGTAGCGTGAAAAACAACATCTCTATTACTTATGGTGACGGCGATGGTACGTTTACCCCCACTATTTTAAAAGGCTCAACTCCGATCACAGCAACTACGGCTGTTGGTTCTTGGGTTAGAAAAGGTCAAACTGTTTACATTGAAGTGTATGTGCAAGTAACTGGGTCAACATCTAGCGCATCGGGAAGTTATGTTATAGGCAATTTGCCTTTTTATTCAAAAACGGATGGAATTACATCTTATTTCCCTGCGGGGACATTTACTTTGAATGGTGTTGACTATGGTCTTGCAACTCCCCATTTTTTAAAAATAGGTGACAACTCCATAGCTGCCACAATTTTTGGCACAAACGCTGCCACCAATTGGTCTAGTGGAGATTTAATTATTGGATTTAGTGGTACTTATCAAGTGCCGGACTATCCTACCCCCAATCCATAATTCATCAAACCAAGGAAATATCATGTCTTTTGAAAAAATTACTTTTGTTGATCTGATTGAAACACTCAAAAACAATTCGGTCCAAGTTCGTACCAAAACCGTCATCAAAGAAGACGGCGTTG